TCATAAAGATTATATGATAGGAGAACTAGAACAAAACGAAATTGACAAGATTAAAAGTCAACATGAAAAACAGGATTGGGGGTTTTTATGTAAAGAAGAACCCATGTGTAGTTATTGTGATAAAGATTTATGTAGAAAAAGAAAACATGGTATAGGAAATGCTCCCACCTTTCCTGGTCTAAGCGATCTTCAAGAAATTCAATTAGAAGAACCTTATTATTATTTAAACGTGGATGGCAAAAGACTTAAACTTCCAAGTGCTAAATATTTAAAGCAACAATCTTTATTTGAAGAAGCCTGTATTGCAGGGATAGGAATTTATCCCCCTAGTATGAAATTAAAAGACTGGAAAATCCTTATAAATCAACTACTTAGAGTCCGAGAAGTAATTACTCCACCAACCGGCACCACTAAAAAAGATCAGCTCACAAATCATTTAGAAGAATTTTGTACCAATCGTGCTTCTTCCAGTGTGGAAAAAGATGATATTAAAAAAGGAAGTGTCTACACCAACGAGGGAAAACATTATTTCTTATTTGATTCCTTTTATTATGGTTTTTTACAAAGACGTAGATGGGATGTTAAATTTCAAGAAACAAGTCAAATGCTCAAGGAAGAATGCGAATGTACTACGGATCGAATTACGATTGGTAAACATCGACCCACTGTAACGATTGTAAAATCTTTTGAAAAACCTCAAGACGACTACAAACAAAAAGAATTGAAACCCAAGGATGCTTTTTAATGTTTAAAAGATGTTTTATAGAAAGTTTGATAGATGTGGGAAGTGGTTTTATTTTAGCTATTTTAATACAACTTTATATCTTTCCCTTCTTTGGACTTTATCCCACTGTATGGGATAGTATAGGGATTGCTTTAATTTTTACCGTTGTTTCTATTATAAGATCAGCGATTTGGCGAAATTTTTTTAGGAAAATAAAATGAAAACAATTGTACTCGGACCACCAGGGACAGGAAAAACAACGACTCTTTTAAACCTGGTCGATAAATATTTAAAACAAACTGATCCTAATAAGATAGGTTATTTTGCTTTTACCCAGAAAGCGGCTTACGAAGCAAGGGATAGAGCAGTTGAAAAATTTAATTTAAGCGAAGACGATCTTCCTTATTTCAGAACACTTCACTCCTTAGCCTTTAGAAGGTTAGGTATTCAAAAGCAAAATGTAATGCAGAAAAGACACTATGCTGATTTAGGAAACAAACTAGGATTCCCCGTGGACTATGAAGAAAATGATCAAGAAATGAATGGCATATTCTCCACTAAAAGCGATTACTTAAGAATTCTTCAATTAGCAAAACTACGAAATATTTCTTTTGAAAAACAATATGATTTAAAAGAACATACGCAGGATGTAGAATTTAATAAACTTAAAATTATAGCTCATGAATTAGAAAGATATAAAAAAGAATATGGTTTAGTAGATTTTAACGATATGATTTTAAAATTTATTGAATCCGACGCCTCTCCCAAATTTGATGTGGTTTTTGTGGATGAAGCTCAAGATCTTTCTCTTATGCAATGGGATATGGTTAAAACCATATGGAATAAGACAGCAAACAATTATATAGCCGGTGATGATGACCAGGCTATCTTTAAGTGGGCTGGAGCTGATGTAGATAGTTTTATTTCTCTTGATGGAAAGTTTATTAATCTTACTCAATCCTATCGTATTCCAGCAAAAATTCATGATATTGCAATGAAAATTATAGGCAAAATAAACAATCGAATTCCTAAATTATGGAAACCTAAAATGAAACAGGGAAAGGTTTCGGTCTATGCGGATTTTAGAGATATTGATATGTCTCAAGGGGAATGGTTAATTCTCGCAAGAACACGATCTTTATTAGATGAATTAGAAGAAGTTCTTTATCAAAAAGGATACTTTTATAAAAATAAATTTAAAAAAGGATATGAGTCTGATTTATATGAAGCTATTACGCATTGGGAAAAATGGCGTAAAGGAGGCACTTTAGATTATCAAACTGTAACACAAATATTTAGTTATATAAGCCCAAAAAATTTACAAAAAGAACAACTTGCTTTAATGAACAAAGATAGTTTTTATTCTTTAGAAGAGTGCAAAAATAAATATGGATTACTTACTGATAAAGTATGGTACGAAGCTTTAGACGAAGCTCCTACACGAGGAGTATCATACATTAGAAAGATGAGACAGAACGGAGAGAAACTGAACCAAGCCCCCCGGATTACACTCTCTACCATCCATGGGGCTAAAGGGGGAGAATGCCAAAATGTCGTTCTCCTTACCGATTTAACAAGACGAACATATGGAGAATATGAACAAAGACCCGATGATGTGAATCGACTATTCTATGTCGGCGCAACACGAACCAAGGACCATTTACATATTGTAGAACCAAAGGATGTTTATAAAAGTTATTTATTATGAGTGATACATACAAAAAACAAATTGGAGGAAATCATTATGCCTCGATGAAAATTCAACCTTCTGAATTTATTAATAAAAATAATTTGCCGTTTGCAGAAGGAAATGCTATAAAATATTTGTGCAGACATAAACAGAAAGGACAGAAACAAGATTTACTAAAAGCTAAACACTATATTGATATGGCTATTGAAAGAGATTATGCAGAAGAGGAAGCCCTTAAACCTTTACCCCCAGGATTTACATTAAAAAGAAAGGTGTCCACATAACTAATGCGAGATGATTACATTTTAAGTATTGATTGTGACTGGGTAAAATCTGCCTCCCAGCATCAAGACCTTCTCTCCTACTTTATAGATAAGGTTAAGGATGTTAAAGAAGTTTACTTCTCTGAAGAACATCAGTTTCATTATCCCTTTGTTCCCTCTAATACTATTCTAGTTAATATTGATGAACATCACGACATGGGCTACAACGATAAGCAATACCAGAATATGGATAAAGGAATCATGGATGAAGCCTCATGGGTTTTAGCCCTTATTCGTTATAAGAAAATTAAAGGATATATTTGGGTCTCGAATTATGAATCAGGATTTATCGAATTTATAGAAGCTAACCTTGCTAAGGCAAGACAACTTCCTATTTTTAAACGTTATTTTCAACTTAAAGATATATCAGACATTAAATATAGCAGGATACTAGTTTGCGAAAGTTTTGACTGGTCAAAACAAAGCAAGTACGTTTATTATTCATTACTTGCACTCACTCGGGCAATGAATAAAAAAATTATTATGATGGATAATGTTCCTAATTGTAAACAATTATTGAAAGCAATATGAGCCTTCAACCTCCTTTATTTAAACCTCAAACGGAATGGGTTCCACCGGAATCATTTCCAGACTTAAGTCAAGAATGTGAAATAGCAATCGATTTAGAAACCAAAGATCCTAATTTAAATCATGCGATGGGATCCGGATCCATTGTTAAAAATGGAAACATCGTGGGTATTTCAGTTGCCACTCAAACCTGGTCGGGTTATTTTCCTATTGCCCATGAAGGCGGAGGCAATATGGATAAAACCATGGTGAGAAAATGGTTTCAGGAAGTTTTAAATAATAACTCAGATAAAATTTTTCATAATGCCATGTATGATGTTTGTTGGCTACGTTCAGAAGGATTTACTATAAAAGGTAGAATCATTGATACGATGATCGGATCAGCGATTGTGGATGAGAATCAACTTCGTTATGATTTAAATAGCTGTTCAAGACGCTATTTAGGTCAAAGCAAGGATGAAGCTGCGCTTTATGCTGCGGCAAAAGATTGGGGTGTCGATGCAAAAGCTGAAATGTACAAACTCCCTGCAATGTATGTAGGTTCTTATGCAGAAAAAGATGCGGAACTAACTTATAAGTTGTGGCAAGAACTCAAAAAAGAAATTGAACACCAAGATATTCATAATATATGGAAACTAGAAACAGAATTATTTCCCGCTCTAGTGGATATGAGGTTTCTCGGTGTACGTGTAAATCAAGAACAAGCAGCGATCGAAAAGAAAACATTAGTAGAACAAGAGAAAAAACTACTTCACGAGGTGGGGATAACTACGAACGTAGATGTTCAAATTTGGGCGGCAAGAAGTATAGCC